CTTCAGGCCGAGAGACTTTGCCTCCTCGATGACCTCTCTTTCTTCAATAGCAAACTTAGCCAGAACCTTCTTCTTTTCCTTCTCGTCCTTCGACATCGGGTCGATGGCCTCCACGTTTGGGCGGAACTTGCGAGAGAGAATCTTGTTGACTACAATCCTAACAAACTTAGGGATGATTGGTACAGGTGACCAGTCGAGGTTCAACAGCGTTCCGTCACCGCCTTGGGTGTCCATGCTGTTCAGAATCTGCTTGTAGACTGCGGTATCTTGCGTGCCGTTGGCGTAGTCCCGGTTGCGCTGGAACTCTACCAAGCGCTTACCGAAGCCTGTAGAAAAGTCGTCCAGACCACCCCACTGTGCCTCGATAGATTTAGCATAGGAAATGCCATAGTCTTCGCTTGCCTTGACGGAAGCCGGAGCCATTGGGTCCGGGAACTGTGCATACGACTTTGGCTTGTGGTGACCCTTCATTACTTACTGTATTACAGGCAATGTGCAAATATAAACAAAATCACTTAGCGGGCTTGGAGACCCCGCCGGGCGTGTAGGTGTACTTGCGGAAGAATTTTTTACCTGTAAAATCAGCTGGCTTTTTCTTTTGCACAACAGTCTGCGCTGCAAGCAATGCAAGACCTGCGCTAATGGTCAAGTCAAACTTCGTGCGGTTGTCGATACGGTAACCAATCCAGTCCTCAAGTGTGCGGTTAAAATACATCCTACCGATTTCTCCTTTCTCATTGATTCCCACATGGTTGTGTATGTAGTCTTCAATCGCTTGTGCATGTGTGTGGATGACATCCTGTGAGTTAGACGGGATGCCTTTCGTTTTGGTTGCAACAGAACCTGCGGTAGTCAGGTGTTGCGGTCTATCCAATAAGTAGCCATCATAACCTCTTGATTCAAAGTATCTTACGATGCCGTACTTATTGTTTTCCACGAGGAGCGGGTAGCCGTAGAACACAGCCGCCATCAGGATGTCTTCGTAGAAGATTTTTGCCATAGGAGGGCGGGAGCAGTACTCTGCAACAAACATGTTAGAGGGGGCCCGCATGTTGAATTTGTTGTAGATGTGACACGCTCCCTTAGAGCCCCTCCCGTCCGTAGTGGCGTCGATGTCGTAAGAGTCAACACCACCACAGCCAATGAGTTTGTTTGGCGCAATGCGTTTGCCCCGTTCGGAAACCTTGAGGTTCCTGAGGTCTGCAGGAGGCATCCATGATACGAACCACCTGCCCTCAGAGCTTGGAACAAACACAACCTCTCCGTCCCTTACGCCTCCTTTCCATGTAAAGTTTCCACGCACCACGGGGTCTGGGTACATGTTCTCGTTGTGGTCAATCTGCTCATAAATCTTTCCGATGTTGAACAGAGAGCCCTCGACGCTATCTCGGAACGCTTCGTCTGTGGTGAAGGGGAACTGACGAACAATCTCATTCATCTCCCGGGCATCATGCCTGAGAGCCTCCCTTTCGTTTTTTAGAAACTCCTTTGCGCCTATCTCTACGGTTTCCCCGTCCAGCGTCTCCACCTCCTGTCCCGGAGTCTCGATGATTGGCTTCCCGTACTTGTCGAAGAATCCCTCTAAGGCTTCGTAAGCCGGAATAAAGATTCTGTACAATCCGGAGGTTGTCCTGCCGTTTTTGTTGCGTTCTTGTGGGTCGGAATCTTTCCAAAGCTCTTTGTATTCCTGACCTCCTTTGTCCATCGGGTTGACTGTGCTGCCCACAAGCGCCTTCCCGATAACACGGCGTCCCACAATCAAGCAAGTCCGTTGTATCCTCCATGCTTCTCTAATGTCTGTTGGTTTCTCCCACTTGCCTGCCTCATCGAGATACAAGATATGCAACTTCTCACCATCGTACGCATTGTTCGTGGTGTTTTTCCAGTTAATGATTGTGTTCAGGGCGTCGCCCTTGACAGAGGTCTTGTTGTTTTTGGTAATCCTTTTAGACGGTTCTCTAAACGCCAACTCCATTCTCGGGTTGGTAGTACCGTCTTGGATGGGCTTAAAGAAGAACGGGTAGGACTTGAAGATAGCTACGACCTTCTTCATGAAGACGTTCTCCTGCGCGTCCTTACCCGTCTTCGACTGGATACCCAAAAGTTTGTCCTTGACCTGTGTGGCTTCATCAACTAGAACGCAGGCGGACATGTTCGTGTACCCTGAGCGACGACACTTGGTATACAGTTGACCAAGGCATCTGGGGTCAGCCTCACACGCGGCCTGATGGATGAAGAGCTTCCGTTGGAAGTCTAGGAAACTAGGATAGCCAATATCTATCTTGCTCCACTGAAGCATCATGTAGTGACGCCCAGTGATGTATGTAGGTTCTCCGTTGTTGTAGAACCAGTAGCCCTCGCGCCTTCTACGGAACTCCTCCTCGATGAAGGGAGAGAACCTCTGGCGAAACTCCTTGGGCATTTCATACCACTCGTCCATGGATTTGATGCGAGCAAGCTCTGATGGCATCTCGCTCCTGTTCCACATCTGCAAGTGGTTCGGCAGGTCGTGGCCTGCAATCTCTTTCTTCGGTGGTTTCTTTGGCAGACAGATAGGAAGCCCGGAGATGTCAATGACTTCCCCGAGTGTGCCGCGCGGGCAGATGGATACGACTGGTTGGTCGTACTTCTCTATGTCTACCAGCCCCGTCACTTACTGAATCTTTCTGCAAACCCGCCTGAGTAATCCTTTGCTTCGTCGATAGCTCCGTTTTCGCTTAGGTCCTTGACCATCTGCTCCAGACGCTGCCTTTCGATTAGCAGTTCTTTGCAATCGGTAGCGGTCTGCTTGATGGACTGAAGCTCAGCCTTACGGGCAGCACCGCCTGCCTCTGGGTCAACGGGTCGCTTGACCTCCTCAATCATATTGTTGATTGCGATAGCCATGCTATCCATCAGCCTGCGGGAGGCCTCGATTGTCTCGAACTCAGGCTTCCTCGACATACATCATCTCTTCTGAGCGCATGCGAAACACGGTGGTGTTATCTTCCAATCGCATCTCGTAGTCTCGGTTTTTCTTGAACCCAACGATGTCTCCTGCCTTTACGCCCTGAGTAATCATGTCCTTGGGGCAGCAGAACACTTTCGCCTTGAGGTGCGTCTTGGGCTTGAGGTCAACCACGATAATCTCGCTATCCTCTGGCTCCTGCTCCTCCTCCTCATCAAGTGGCTGCAGGAATACCCAGTCAGCAAGCATGTGCAGCTCACCAGTCTCCTTGCTTCGGTAAGCAATCGCATGGCAGCCAAGGGTGTTGTCTGGGTCGTACCCCACAATGAACCTGTCCTCGTCGTCAACCTGAATCTTTAGGGCATCAGACATGACTACGTGGTGGTGGAAAAACAGGGTGTCTCCCGGCTTGACATCCACGTCGTACTTGACTGGGGTTGACGTCACCTCACCGTACATGACGCGTCGCTCGAACTCCTTCCACTTAGGGTCGACGTAGAGCGACGTGCCGTTCTCCAGCTCGATGGTGTCGTGATGAGTCTTCTCAAGCTTCACCACGAAGTGATACAGCGCCTTCATTCAAAGTTGCAATCGTATTCAACAATGACCGGGGTGTTCTCCACAGTCTTCCACAGGTAGGACGATTCACTGTCCTGAGTGTAGATGTTGTACCTACGAATGTTGTACTTGAACATGGCGCGGTCATCCTCCTCGATAAGAACAACCTTTCCTGCGCCAGCTTTCATGCCGACGTAGTACGCCATCGCATCCTTCGGATTGGGACCGATGACGATTTTCCTGATTAAATTTTCCATTGTATTAGTTGAGGTTGAAGCCTAGGTCGCCTAGGTCGATGTCATCAATGTCGATGTCATCATCTTCTTCGGTAATCCTTTCGTAAGAGGCCATGATGGCTGAGAACAACTCGGCAAGTTCTTCCGGGTTATCTACATGCCATTTGCTGGCCACCTGCCAAGCGGGACCAATATCTGGGATGTCGTCGACCAAGCCGAGCCCAAAGATGTATGCCACCCTTTCGTTTACTTGATACTTCTCGATGACGTCTTCAAGCTGCGCCAAGACGTCTGCTACTTCTGAGATGAAGAGCTCCTTTAGGGTGGGGTCCATGGTTGTCATTATTGTCCGTTGATTACGAGGATGGTTAAAGGGTTGGTAGAATTTCCGACAAGCTTTCCGCTGACGTGCCATCCGGCGTCGTCGTAGCACGTAAGCTCAAGGAAGCTTCCTACTGCTCCTCCGAGGTTGTCACTATCTTGGTCCAGCGTGAGCTGGTTGTGTGTAGAGACAGCAGCCGATGCGGTTGCACGGGTTACAGTCTGAACAGCAGTCTTGTTTCCAGTCGTAGAGACGTGCGTGATTGCGCCGTAGAAGTAGTCACCCGATGCCGCGTTGATGTTGCACGCGGTGTTCGACCCTACATCCACAAGAACGCGCAAGAACCTGCCTGCAGATGCACTGGGCAGGGTAAGAGTTCCTCCAGCAAGAGTATCACAGTCCAAGAATATGGTAGCTCCTACTTCTGAACTTGCGTTAACCGAACTGGTGGCAGTTACGTTCAGTGTCTTTCTAGTGTCGTACTTCAGGGTTATCTGAGACCCGTTAGCGCGAAGGGTCATGTTCTGACCCGACTGAAAATTTGTTGTAGACGCGTGCCCGGCTGAATCCGTAATGGTAACGCCGATAGCAGTGCCGGTACCATTTACCGTGGTGCCGTTGCCGGTAGATAACTGAACGGTCTTGAGGTTCGGAAGGGTGCGTGTGCTAATCAATCCAGTAGACGCATCGCGTACTAGGATTTGGTCGCTCGTGGAAGTTGCGGGTGAATCAATCAGAAGATTCGTTACCTTTACCTGAGCTGTAGACACAGACAGTGCCGTATCATTGCCAGCGCCATCGGTAACAACTTTAAGGCTACCGCTAGCTGCAGCGTTGTCGGTGGTCTTAAGGATTCCGACGTAGGTGGTTTTGATTTGAGTACCTGATAGTGACGTTCCCATCTTGTTCTTTTTGTCTACACAAATATACTCAAAATGAAGAGACACAGACCTGAGCGCAAAATGCGGGAGTTCTCCTACCTCCACGAGAAGTACGTGAACAAGAACTACCTCAAGTATCTAAAGCTCGCAGAGACAGACATGCTGCAGCATTACGACGTTAGGCCAGTAGAGATGCAGGTGATGTTGTTTGGTTACGACTACGAGTTCTTTACCGCGACGCACATCGCAAAGTCATTGTTTGCATCCCCCAAGAAGTTCAGAGAGCGCACGCTACAACCCATGATGAAGAAGGGGTTAATACACGTGGTACACCGTAGGTTCAACGTGGACACAGGAAGCGAGGCCGACATGTACTTCACAGAGGAAGCTAAGGCGAACTACAAGCACAGGTACGGTCTTACACCCAAGGCAAGACACCTCGTGCAGAGGTTCTATCGCAAGCTAGAGGGCGAAGAGGCGATTAAGATTTCCCGTGAGTGACGGTCTTGAATGACGCCTTCTCTACAGCTCCGGGGTGAGGCTTGTAGTCTCCCTTCATCAGAAAGTACCTACCTCCCTCTTCCATCCAGTGGTAGCCCTTGGGAGGGTCTACCGTAACCTTCTTGCTCAAGACCTGAAGACCACCCTTCTTGTATTTCTTTACAGTGTTCATGCGTTGTCTGCCTTAAGCTGAGCGTAGTAAGCATGCTCGGTAGGGAAGCTTTCTTGGGGATAGGCCGCAAGAAAGATGTCACAGTACTCGTAGATTTCTTCCGAGCTAAATGAAGTTTGTTCTGGCCACAGGTCTTTCATCAGTATGTCTTTGTTGCGGTTTGAGCAATGTCTACGTATCCATTTCTAGACAGAGTGAAGTCTATTCTGATTGTGTGACCCGCCGCTCCGTTGACCAAGGTTTCTAAATTGTTGCTTGTCCGCAGGATAAAGTAACCATCAAGCGATTGACCCAGCGGAAAGTTGTAGGCAAGGTCTGCTGGAGTTGCTGTATCGCCCGTAGTCTCGTTGGTCCAAGTGATGTTCTTTAGAGTGTAGTCGCCAATCGTTCCGCTCCAGTCGTTAGCGAAATCAATTATTGTGGAAACAGTTGTACCTCTAACAGTTCCAGACAGAGCGCTTTCTGGAGTAGTCAGTACCCCTACCGCTGTCACCGTCCACTGTTTAACCTTTAATGAAACTTGTCGAATACGAGCTTGTGACCTTCTGCGGGCCGATGAATTTGCTAGTCTTTTCATGTTGTTTCAGTCGGGGTGGGTGGCGGGAGAGGGAAGCTAGGCAGAGGGGCGTAGTCTTGGTCGTACGTGATTCCAGAATCCCAGTCAGAGCCGAAGTAGTTTACTGGCAAGAGGTTATCTCCTCCAAAGTCAATCCAAACACCCGATTCGTTAAAGTAACCAAACAGGTTCATGGTGGCACTATCGAGGTTTCCGTCCTCCGAAAAGCTTCCGAAGAATGCCGTGAACTGGTCAATGTCAGACTCGTCAAATACTTGGTCTCCATTGATGTCGTACCCGGCAAGACCCATATTTGAAATCATATCGTAGTCTCCGCCCAGCTGCGTGTTCAAAAGGTCGATAAACGCAGCGAAGGCCTGTACGTCGGCATAGCTAAACACTCCGTCAGAGTTGAGGTCAAACGGTAGGTCTGGGTTTGGAGAAACCCCACTGTTGATAAATTGATTCAGCAGAATCGAAGTAGCCTGAGGAGAACCCGGTGCGTAGCTGCCTATGGTAACATCGTAAGTACCGTCAGTAGCGCTGGCGTAGAAGGTTGCTGCGCCCCAAGCAAATTGCTCTCCATCAAGACCATTAAAGAGAGTGGTAGCCGCATATTCTATGTCAAGGATGTCTCCAAACATAGCCAGTGCTGCAACGTTGTCTCCAACAACTGTGATAGTATCATTGGCAAAGAACCCAGCTCCAAACTGTCCAGAGGTTTCAAAGAAGCCATTTTCCCAAAGGAACGTGCCAAGAATGAGGACATCATCTCCTTCAATCAAAGACCGACCTCCTTGAACGGCAGATGTGTTGTAGGAATTAACTAGGTCGAGCCATGATTGTCCATTCTGAACCGCATTCTCGATAAAGCCCTGAAGAGACGACCAAGCTAGTGCATCACTGTTGTCGAAAACACCGTCACCATCGAGGTCGAGGTTCAACGGTAGGCTTGAGCCAGAGTTGTAGTTTCCGACGTAAGCTGCGATGTAGTTCTGATTGGCAATAGAAATCAAGTCGTTATACAGGCCATCTGCAAGAGATGTTCCGTTCGACTGGAAGTTGATTGCCATGCCATCGTTGTCGAGCACCGCTCCCACTCCAGCATTAAGACCAACCGCATCGAGGTAGTCTACATACGCTAGGAGCTCTGCGTTGGTGGGCAGGTTGTTCGCTACACCGCTTCCTCCTCCAAAGTTGGTGGGGTTGAAAATAAAGAAGGTTCCACCCCCATCATTCCAAAGAACCCCATCAAAATCACCTGATGCAAAAGGCGCGAATGATGGCGGGGCTTGCTGATTCGTGTACCAGTCCGGCACAGAGCCCGTGTCTTGGGTTTCTTGTACTGCCTCCCAGTAGTAGAAGAAGCTTGCAGTAACACCCAAAAGAGCACCCATCTCTGTGGTGCTATAGGTCCCGTTGTAAGGGTCTCCTGCCCCGCTGTATCCGGTGAACTAAAGGTAGGCATCAAAGGCTCCTCCCTGAGGAATCAAGGTATCGAGAGCTGATGCCCAAGCAGGCGTCCCCCCAAAGGTGTCTCCTTCGTTCGGGGTAAAACCTCCAAACCCGAGCCAGTTAAGTTGATAGCCGCTTATGTCACCGTAGCTTCCGTTTCCAAAATTTTGAAAGAAAGTATCGCCTTGGAAGGCATCGTAAATTCCAAATTGTTGCCAATTAGTTCCGGAGTTGAAGTTGTTGACCACACCTCCTCCTTGCATGAGGAACTGCCAAAGGTGACACCAGTCGGCAAAGTTAATCTGACCGTCGCCACCAAAGTCAACAAGTCCGTTTGCAGACCTGAGCCAGTTCTTCCAGCTGTAGCTATCTGCTGGAGAATTGAGGCCTTCTCCCCCGTCGAACAAGCTAAGTGCGTTTGCGCCAAGCGGTGGGATGAGGATGGTAGCGTTAGCCGTGTTAAAGGTGTAGAATACCGTACCGTCTGCGACGTTCACGTAATCGTAGTGACCCTCGAGGCTAGGGTCCTGCCCAAAGTTGAAGTAACCGTACCCGTACCCAAGAACATTTAGGAACTGAGTAAAGCTAGGTGCATCAAATCCAAACTCATCTGCAATGTCATTATCCGAAAAGCCTTGTGCAACCCAGCCAATGTATTCATCCCAAAAAGCCTCGTATCCGTCGGTGAGCATTGAGGTGTACTGCCCTTGACCCAAAGCCCAATCAAAG